CTTTTTTATCGTAAGTAACATCAACAGGTCTACTGTTTAATCTGGCAGGATATTTTTTACCAACTTTAACAGATTTTGTTCCAGTGGGACTATCTTTTGGAGTTACATTTGTTGGTCCAAATAAAAATTCGTCAAGTTGTTCTAAATCTTCTCTCCAGTTTGAATACGATGCAGTCACCATTTTTGCTCTTCCTTTTCTATTAGGATTTGGGTCTTCTTTGCGTTTTTTAGCAGCTCTTTTGTTTCTTTCAATCTTACTCATTGCAGCACGATCATCTGCATCACGGCAGAATGGTTTGGTCTTTTGTCCTGGTTGCTTAGCACATGGTTTCCCATCGTACTTACCACCAGCTTGAACCCATCCACCACCTTTGAACCAATCACGGAGTGAATAACCTTTAGATTTTGCACCTTTACCATCACGCTTTTCGGTAATAGTACCTTCAAGACATTGACAGGGCAAATATCCACATATAGGACATGCTTCTTCGTTCAGCATTAGTAATGAGAGATTACTCTTTATTATTTAGAAAACCTTGCTTTAGTATTTTTGAAAGTTCATTTGTAGAACCTTCAAAGATAAATGCAGTGTTATTTACATTAGTAGTATTTTTAACAGTATCTTCTTCAACGTCCTTTAATTTTTGTTGTAAATCAATTAATTTGTCAGTGGTATCTGCTACACTCTTAATCAATTGCCCAGCAACTTCATATGCTCTGGGACTTCCACCTTCCCCAGCTAGTTCCATAATTCCATTTATTGCCTCTTGTCCTTTTTCAATTAAAGAATAGAGATTTGCGCGAGTGTACTCGTAATCCTTTCTAATATCTGTAGGTTTTTCATCTTTAACAATCGATGATTCTGTAACATCTACATCAATAGACATATCATCATTATCATTAATATTTTTCATATTTATGGAATGTCAGTTTGTTGAGTTGGACTATATTCTAATGCGTCAAATAAATCCTCTATAGATTCATTATATCCATAATTATCTGTAGGTTCTGCATCAATTGGATCAGGAGTTACTGTATATCTAAGTTCTCTTCTGGCAACTTGTATATCAGTATTAGAGTACATATCAACTTGAACCTTCCTGATTAGTCCATCTGTACTATCAGAAATAGGACCAAACAAGTATGTTTTTACTGTAAAATTAAAAGTATATATCAGAACTCTTCTACTAGAAAAATCTCCTTCATAATCATCTGTAAAACTTACACTATCTAAAATTACAGGAACATCTCTCTTCTCTCCAATAGAATCTATTAGATCTACTGTTAAATTAAAAGCAGGTTGAAAAAATGGTAGTATTTGTTCTACTACTTGATGAGTATCTTCTTCAATTTTACTCATCATACTAAGTTGAAACCCAATATTATAAGGCACAGGTAGAAATACTTTCTTTATTTGCCCTCCATCATCACATGCCTTAAAAGTTTGAGTAATAGACGTTTTTCTGCTAGGATCATATTGAATATTAGTCATTTCAAATGACATTCTAGGCAAAACTTTCTGCACCGGTCTCTCTAAAGACGGTTGTTGATTAAGACGAGCAAGAAACTTTTGAGTTGGACCATAACTTAAAGGAACTTTAATATCTACAAGATCATTCGATCCTTTTGTTCTATGCCTAATATGAATATCATTGAATAAAGTAGCAAAGGCAATAGTAGTCCTTCTTATCACTTCATGGTAGTAATATGTTCCTAACATTAGTAGTTACCGAATGGATTTGACTCACTAAAATCGAGAATTGCATCTGCTGCAATTTCAATCTCTTCATTTTCCGCATATGGATCACCAATATCTTCCGAATCATATTCTTCAAGTTTATAATATGCAGAAGAAGAAGATCCAACAACTATCTCTCCAGGATAGAAGAGGACATTCTGAACATTAGAACTGACGTTAGATACTTTAAGGATTCTATTAGGAGAGTCCCAGGATTTAACCCGTGCTTCAACACCAGATGTTTGTCCTGTCACTATTTCATTAAACATGAATGTTCCAAATCCAGCATACCTTGGCGAAGATATAGTTACACCGATATCTGTTGGAATACCTACTCCGGTATATCCGATACCACTGTTAACAATATTTATAGAAACTACTTTACCATCCTTAACTGATGCTATACCAACAGCAGTTACTCCTGCACCTGGAGCAAGATGTATGTCATTAGGATCAGTTACAGTTACGGTAACATTTTCATCATTAATATATCCTTCACCCCTATCAATCATTTGGAAACCAATAATTCCGGTAACACCAGATCCAACTACAGAAGCAGTTGCTGCAGCACCTGTTCCTCCCCCACCACTAATTGTTATTGTCGGTGGAGTTGAGTATCCAGCACCCGCACTTATTAGAACAATATCATATACTGACGAAACACTTCCTGTGCTTGTAGTTAGTGCAAATCCTCTTGCAGTAAATCCTCCAGATGCAGTAGGAGAACTAAAAGTTACATTAGGTGGAGAAACATAACCATATCCATCATTATTCAAGAATACCTCATTGACATATTGTTTCCCCAAAATTACCAATGCCGTAGCAGTTCTCCCCGCACCAACAAATCTTAATGATGTAATAACTCCTTCATCTTCTACTGCCCTATCAATAGAATCAATACTAGTGTCAATTACTTCATTTCCATATCTGAATGGTTCGCACCTCAATTCATAAACATAATTTTTCTTCAGTTGGTAGAATGGTTGCTCATGTTCAACATACTTAATTTCAAACAACCTATCTCCGAGAGGGAAAAATATTAAATCGCCTTCTTTTGGGCGTGTTGCAAGTTCTATATCATCTAAATTTTTCATTAATGGAGTCATGTACAATTCAAAAACTTCTCTTGAAATGACAAGAGTGAGATCGTCAACTTCTGCTATACCAAACTTAGATAGTAAAGTTCCTTGCCCACCAAAACCCGAACTATTAGAAATATATGCTTCAATTGGAAATGCCGAATCATATTGAGATTCAATCACCTCTCTAATTACAGTATTCTTAGTTAAAAATTTTCTAGGTATGTAATGAACATCTACCCCATACATTTTGATCTGTTCATTGATCAAATCTTGTATAAGACCTTGTTCTCCTTTGGAACCAGAAAGAAAAAATGGATTTAATGGCATGAGATTAACCGATCATATCTAATGGTGGTAATTCGTAAGTGCTAGACATCTTAGACATCAAGTCAGAAATTTCACTAACACCATCATCATAAAGTTGTCTACCATTAAATTCCAATCCTCCAGGAAGCTTTACTCCTTGGAATTTTATTAGATTTTGTCCCCACTGTTTTTTAATAGATGAAGTAATATACTTCTTAAGGAAAGAATCATTCCAAATTTCTGTATAGTTAGATGGGTCCAGTGCTCTGTAACAATCAATAATTAAATATTCACCTGCCTTCAAAGAATTCCAATCAATATCTAGATATAATCTATTAGATCTCTTATTAAATCTTATATTTTTTTTAGTGGTGAGTAAGAAGTCAATATCGGATAGATAAGTTTTAACCATCGCATAGGTTAAAAGTTCGGTAGAACCCCAATAATAGATATCATTTAAAAATAATTGATATTTAATACTAAACATCCCACTTGATATGCTATTTGATCCCTCAAACTGCATAATTTGATTAACACCAATAATATGGTCGGGTATTGGTAGATAATTTGCAGTTTCGGTATATGTAAATGTAGTTGCAGTTCCGACATTAGCATTTACGGAAGTGGACTCTACTCCAGGTCCTGTTCCTTTACTTGCTTTACCTCTGTCAATATCTTCTTGAGTTACTTGATATTTTAAAAAAGTTTGAGTGACGCCATCAAAATGACGTTCTTGAAAAAATTGAATACAATCATCTACAATATCATCTACCTGTTCTTCCGCGACATTAATTTCTAGGACAGGAGCACCCAGTTGTCTTAAACAATAATCTATTAACTCTTGTCTATTTGTAGGTTTTGCCATGAATGCTCCTTATAAGATTAAAGACCTTTCATAATATCTTCTTGCATCAAAGTTTTAACAACCTCTTGTTGCTTAAGATATATCTTACAAAAATATTTAGTTATTTTCTTCAATTCCTGATCTCCTTCGAAAGAATCAATTAATCTTGCAGTTTTTTCAAACTCAAAACTCTTAGCAAATGATTCTAATGATATGCTATCTGGATCCATTTAAAAACTCCTTCAATAAAGATTTAATTTCGTCAATTTCAGATTTAA